ACCATTCGCCATGTTAGAAAATAATGATTTATGGAATAAAACATATATTGGATAAAATATATATTGGATAAAACATATATGGAATAAAACATATATGGAATAAAACATATATTGTTTAGCAAATTTTTTTATTAATAACATAACAGTATTTTATTATTCTTATGTTATATATATATAAATGAGTTTACCTGGGAGTAATATAAATAGTGAAAGTTCATGTGCTGCTGCAGGAGGAACAGGTTATAATTATTGTCCTGATACTCAAACATATTATTGTTGTGGAGCATGTACAGGTCAAGCTTCTTGTGCTTCTAACAGTGGATTAGAAAATTGTGCTTGTCCGAAACCATTAACTGCTTCTGAATTTAACAATGAACATAAGCAATTGCTTGAAGAAAAACACCAATTAACAGTTAATAACATTCAAGAATTACAAGAATTGGAAAAATTCATGTATCAAAATTTAGAAAAATTAAACTCTGGTGGAAATTCTGATACAGCGCAAGAAGAACAAGTTATTAACCGAATTAATGAACTTACACAAATGCGCATAGGATTATTTAATCAACTTAAAAATATGTATACAACATCTACAACAGAATTAACTGAAAATAGAAGCGCATTAACAGAACAAATTGCGATGGTTGGTATAGTAGAAAATGAATTAAATACTACAAAACAAAATTTAAAATCAATGGAAACTGATAAAACAAATGCCTTACGAATGGTAGAAATTGGAACATACCAGATGCAACGCTATAACGCCCATACTTATATTATGAAAATAATTGTAATAACTGCTGCTGTAGTTTTAGCATTTTCTATTTTATTACAAAAACAACTGATTCCTAGTAAAATTGCTGTTGCGTGTATTACAGTTGCGTTGTCAATTGCTTTAATTGTATTATTTAGAAATATATATGATTTATTTAGAAGGTCAAATCTAGTATATGATCAATATAATTGGGGTTTTAATAAAGCAGAACTACAACCAGGATATGAAAGTGTTGTAAAGCATGATGAATTATTTTTTAGTAAATTAGAAAATGAAGCTAAAAGTGGGTATGAAGAAACAAAATCTGATATTGTTGGTGGGTATACAAAAGCAATGAGTGGATTAAGTAAGTTAGGTAATAATTTATCATCTGATGTATCAAGTTTAACTACTACTCCATCAACAGGGACAACATCGACAGGGACAACATCAACAGGAACATCCACCACAGGATCACCTCCATCTGGAACAATGTCAACAGTAAGTCCTTCACAACCAAACGTCGAAAACTTTGCCCCATATTATTAATTAATTTCTAATTATATTTTAATACGAATGGATATTAATAATATTGACTTAAACAATATTGATTTGAACAATATTGATATTTCAAAATTAAAATATAATGCACACGGATATGATGGAGTTCAATTAAGTGATGAACAAGAAGCTATTATAGCAAAAACCGGAGCATTTATTGATGAAGCACGAAATAGTAAAATACTAACTTGTGATGAAGAATGTAGACAAAATGAGAAGGAGAATTTATTGTATTTTGATTATTTACAAGCAAAACAAACTGCTGCGAATGCTCCAGAAATTTTAGAAGAAAGTGAGAAAAACTTTTATACATTTTCAAAAGGTGGATTATGGTATCAAAATATGATTGAACAAAAAAAGGAGGAGGAAGCCGATAAATTAATAAACCGATTATATAAAAAATACAAGATTAAATCAAACGAATTTGGTGTTCTACTTAATAAATATAAGGATCAAAAAATATATGGTAGTCATATTAATGACTTAGCAGTTAGTTATACTTCACGATTAGATAATGTAAGAAAAAATATACGAGATAAAACTAATAAAACTAATGTAGCAAATAGAAAAACCTACTATGAACAACAAAATAAAGAAGGTATTATAAACTTGAATACAATTCTTTCATATATTTATGTATTAGTGGTAGGATTGTATATAATATTTTTACTCATATTAAAAAAACAATATAAAAATCCAACTTTACTTGGCATTGGCGCTGGTCTTATTTTATATCCATATATGATGCCATATATTATTGATGTATTTGTATATATTTACAATTTAGTATCAAAGTATGTATAATAATAATTAAATGGTCAAAGGTGTAAAATATACATAATTTAAAATATGATATTATATACTTGGATATACAATATTCAAGTATGTAAGTATGTAAGTGTGTAATTATTTTCCCATTAGTAATTTTGCTTCTAATATTCTAACAATAGAATCACGATGCATTTCTTTTGCTATAATTAACGGAGACCATCTACCATTAATAACTTGATTAATATTGGCATTTGCCATAATAAGTTGTTTAACAATATTTTCATATCCTCTAAAACAAGCGATATATAATGGTGTTCCCATCCAATATTGGGTAACATTAACATCTGCTCCATTGTCAATTAATAATCCAACTATATCATTATGCATATGTTCAGTAGCAAAATATATAGCCGTTGCACCATCTCTTCTTTTTTTATTAATGTCAACACCCTGGTGTATTAGAAGATTAACAATAGCATAATCTCCATGATATGAAGCTAAATGTAATGGGGACATCCAATTATTGCGAGTTAAATTAATGTCTGCGTTTGCTTGTATTAACATTATAACAGCTTGGGTAAACCCTTTTATAATTGCTGTGCATAAAGGTGTGATGTCATATTCATTACCACAATTTACATCTGCTCCATTTTCAATAGCAAATTTAATATTGTCTACATCATTTATTAATGTGGATTCCAATAGTAATGAATTCATATTACTTTATATACAGTAATAGTATTTGTAATAATATTTGTAATAGTATTTTTTATTATCAATTTTTTATAAACACTACATAATTTAATTATGTAACACTACATAATTATTTTTTTGTAAAAAAAAAATATATAAACCTCTTATATATATGTTGTATGTTAAAATAAAAAAATTAACAAAATCATTAAATAAAAATGATTGGTTTTCTAAAAATGATTTATTTATAAAATTACATTATGGGGAACAATGCCGTAGAACGGAAATAAAATGGAATAATAATAACCCTGTATGGAACGAAATATTTATATTTGAATATATACAAGATGAGAACATAAAAGTCCAAATTTGTGATGATAATGCGTGGTCTCCAATCAAGGTATTAGTAGAAACCATACTTCCTATCAATCAACTTGAAATATTACCATATACAAATAAATATATTGAATATGATATGGGAGATCCAATATATCATTATAATGAAAAAATTCAGGGGTTATTAGATTACAATTATAAATTAGATATAAAATATAATGAGTTGCAGAAAAAATATGATGTTATGCAGCAACACTATGATGTTATGCAGCAAAAAATTAATAATATAAAAATTATTGTGAATGATACTGAGGTCTAATTTACAGTGAATGAGAATTACACATTAATATTGTATGATATTAATGCGTAAAATTAGAATATGTAAACTTACATAAATGTTGCTGTAGAATTATACATCTATATGTGGATCTAAATCTTCATCATCATCATGACGAATTTTATATCCCATCCATCCCTTTTTACCAATAGGTTTACCTAATTTCTTATTCAAAAAGGTATGTAACTCTCTAATCTTTGGAACATTTCGACTATATGTTTCAGTATACCATTGTTTAAATTCTTGGTTAATAGCATCTTTCTTAATGCGATCTGTGGCAACGCCTTTTTCAATCTTATCATCATAAAACTCCATAAGGAAATCTTGATTTTTTCTATATTCTGTACTGGCTTTCAATACCATAGGACAATCTTTAACAATTCCCTGCGTATCTTTAGCAATGTCAACTAATCTGGACATAAATAATTCTTTCCATGCTACAAATAATTTGGGAATGTCATAATTAATTTTATATTCATAAGGACTATCTTTAGATGGTTTTGGGGTTTCGCGAAATTTAGATTGAAACTCACATAACCGAATACGGCGCCATGTTCCATCATCTGTAGATCCAATCTCAAATAAATTGTTCGTACATACTACAAGTTTAAATTGCGGAACAAATGTTACAGGTTCTTTATACATTGCTCGACCTTGAATTGGGTCTTCACCAGTTAATTCTTTTAACATACCATCATTTAGTTTATCATTTTTAGATGGTTCTTGCATTACAGCATATCGTAATCCTTTTAACGCTGCAATTTCTGGAGAAACACTACCTATGGCTGTTCGTTTTTGTGTAACCAGAGTAATTGGAACGGTTCCTTTATAATCTCCCAAACATAACGACATTAATTCTATTAATTTTGATTTACCATTACTACCATTTCCATTGTAAATATTGAATGTTTGTGCCTTATTATATCCAATTAATACCGACGCAAGATGAGACCACATATATTGTCGCAATTCATCTACTGGAAACAATTGTTTCATAAAACTATCAATTCCTTGTTGTTTTGCAATATGGTCTGAATTATTTTTATCAAACGCAACATATTTTATGCCTGTGCATAATGATACATAATCTTCAGGACGTCCATTTCGAAAACATTTTTCTTCAAAATCATACACACCATTGGTAAAACCAATTAAATTCCTATTTTGATCTAGTTTATTATAAAAATTTGGATCATTTTTATAGAATATTTCCATAGATTCTTTCATAACATTTTGTTTAAAATTTGTCTTTTTTAAATTTGAACATATAAGAGAATACACCTTTGAATCTTTAACTAATTTTTCAGAACGTATTTTATCTTCTTCAGTCAATGTTGATGATTCAGCAATAAGTTGCATTGAACGATTGCCATAAAGTTGAGCAATGGTGCTGGATATTTTATATCGAAGACTATAACCACAGTCTATTTCATTCCATCTATGTCCATTATATTCATACCAAGATTTAGATTTTAATGACCCACACCTATAGTTATCTCTGTAATAATGATGAATAACCTTTGCAATTTCCCATTCCTCACTACCTATTATAGACCTATGCATTAAATATGAAAGTGTATTTTGATTAATTTTTTTAAATTCAGTAGGATTTTCTATTTTTGCCCAGTATCTTATGGAACGTTCAGTGAACCCTTCCTCTTTGAAATTATCCCAGGCTTCATAATTACCGGCTATATCGGAAAAATTAAACTTATCAGATTGACTACTAAAAAGCATCCAGGGTAAAAACATACGAAAATCCAAATTTCTTAGCGCCCATCCAACGCGTATCCATTCATTATATTCATCATAATATTTTGACGGCAAACACATTAGAAATTCGTGAGTTTCTTTAAGTGCACAATCTTCATGAGTTAAATTATCTAACAATGATTTTGTTAAATCCTTCAATTCGTCTATGGTGGAAATTTCTTCAATATCAAAATTAAATTCTTCTCTTGTGAGTTTTTGTTTTATAGTTCTGGATGATTTGGGCATAGATGGTTTACTTGTTGCTTTATATGCCATATACTTATCTTTGTATTCTGGTTTCATTTCAAATGTAACACATTTGTCATTTCTTGCACTTATAATGGGTAAAAGTGACAGATGATTAATGGTAGTAATATTTTGGGGTTTTATTGAAAAATGTGTATCCGTCATATTTAAACTGTAATTTATGTGTTTAACTAGTTTATAAATATCATAACCTGGTTTACAAGAACCATATAATTGCCAATTAGTACGTCCTGTTGATATGCCTTTATCTAATACACTTTCATAATCATTTGTTAATGGAAGTTCTCCTAGCACATTATCTATATCTTCAATAACTAATTCACGCAGCATTAATTGTAGGATATGATCCATCCCAATTCCAATAACTATGTGTATTCCATCTTTTGTTTTATCATGTAACATATTGACGGTAGGTTTTTCTAATATATACACTGGAATATCAACATCGGGTTTAATATCCAATATTTTTTGTAAATTAGTCATATAAATCTCTATAATATCCATTAAATGGTCTTCTGAATGTTGGCGTGTTGTGATTGTTGTATCATAACGAAAATCTAAATCGACTAATATAGGTCCTGGATTAGTATATGAACTCTTCCCTTCTTGTAATTGTCGTTCTGTCAAATATTCTTTTTTGCCATTTTCAAAAATGGCTTCATTATAGAATTTATAAAATAATGGAAGATCTTCATTCGGTATTGTGTATTTTCCTCCAAATATATTTAAATCCCGATTTCCTATCTTTGTATGAGTATGCTCTGAATGTTCATTGGAAATATGTCCTCGTAGAAATTCTGTTAGATTTTTCATCATTGTTTTAATTATATATGTGTGATATTTTTATTTCAATTTTACTAGATATGCATTTTTTTCATTTTTTATTGTGACATAAGTATTTGAAAATATTATAGTATCTATAGCATATATCTATTAATTTTATGTATGCATTAAAATAATATAAAAACATTCTAAAATATATTATCATATTGAATGAATATTGAAAATACTACAAAAACGAATATAGGTACAAATAAGAAGTTGCATAAGAAGACGCCTAAGAAGACAGTAGTAAGTTCTGTGACTATGAATCGTCTTATTAAAGATATAACACATATATTTAAAAACCCTTTAATTAATCAAGGAATATATTATCAACACGATGATGCAGATATGTTTAAAGGATATGCGATGATAATAGGTCCAAAAGATACTCCATATCAACATGGATTTTATTTTTTTGAATTCATATTTCCTTATAATTATCCAAATCAACCACCAAAAGTAATATTTAAAACAAATAATGGATACACCAGGTTTAACCCAAATTTATATAGAAATGGGAAGGTATGTCTATCTATTTTAAATACATGGAAAGGTGAAGGATGGACATCCTGTCAAACAATACGTACAATACTTTTAACACTTTTAACAGTATTAAATGATAAACCTTTGTTAAATGAACCAGGAATTAAACAAACTCATACAGAATTTAGTAAATATAATGATATAATATTATATGAAAATTACAAATTTGCTCATATTAATATGTTAGATATTGACAATATTTCAAAATATGCTCATAAATTTACAATATTTCATTGTTTTATGAAGGAATACGCATTAAAAAATTATGAAAATATAATGAAAGAATTACAAGAATTACATAAACAAAATCCAACACCAAAATTAGTTGAAATGAGACGACTATATAATATGGTTTCTACTATTAATTATGAAAAACTACTTGAATTATATCCAATAGAACATACTAAATTGCAAAATATATAAAGTTTGACATATTAGAAATATATGAAGGTTATAATAAATAAAATTGATAATTGAATTAAAAATAGTATTATATATAAAAGTACTGATATGCATTTCTGTTCAAAATGTGGAAATATGTATTATATTCGTTTGTCAACAGATGATCAAACACAATTAATTTATTATTGTCGTAAATGTGGAAACGAAAATACAACTATTACTGAAGATAATGTTGTTGTATCTAAAAAAATTATTGTAAAAAAAGAACAACGTTTTAATCATATTATAAATAAATATACAAAGTTGGACCCAACATTACCGCGTATAACCAATATAAAATGTCCTAATAGAGATTGTCAAAGCAACGAAGAAGATACAGATGTTAAAAATGAAATCATTTATATGCGATATGACGATACTAATATGAAATATGTATATATTTGTGTAAATTGTGATACAATATGGAAAAATAATGAGATGAAGTAAAAATTGATTTATATATATTAAAAGATTATTACCTTATAATATATATAATGGATACGTCTGATAAATTATCTTTAGATGAAAGTCAACCAATTAACCATAATATTTTAGATGCTCATGATTTAGATACTCATGATTTAGATACTCATGATTTAGATACTCATGATTTAGATACTCATGATTTAGATGCTCATGATTTAGATGCTCATGATTTAGATGCTCATGATTTAGATGCTCATGATTTAGATGCTCATGATTTAGATGCTCATGATTTAGATGCTCATGATTTAGATGCTCATGATTTAGATCAATTAATATCTGATAAAGGTGAAGATACTGTTGGAGAGGAAGATACTGTTGGAAAGGAAGATACTGAAGACGATGATGATGAGGATAATAATGAAGACGATGAATATATTCAAAAGTTTAGTCAAGATATTCGAAATCAATATATAAAAAAATTTCATGGTGAAATTAATCATAGTAATTATGATGAAATTACCGCTTTAACTAAAGTAGTTCGAAATACAAATGGAAATGTAATTGATCCAATTCATCAAACATTGCCTTTCTTAACAAAATATGAAAAAACAAAAATAATTGGTATTCGTGCAAAACAAATTAACAATAGTGCCGATACATTTATTAAAGTTCCAGATAATATTATTGATGGACAAATTATTGCTGAAATGGAATTAGCTGCAAAAGTATTGCCTTTTATTATAGCAAGACCTTTACCTAATGGAAAAAAAGAATATTGGAAATTATCTGATTTGGAAATTATTGATTATTAACGATCCTTATAAGTAAATGTATAACCCATCACATGATTAACATCTCCAATGATTTCCACAATTTAAACAAGTTACAAATGTAGTCATAGGTTCATCAGCAGATCTAGTTTGAACTTGATAATAATTTGTTTCTCTTTTTTTGCACTTAGAACATTTAAATTCTGTAGAAGCACCTGTCTTATCTGTTTTAAATTTATTTTTATCTCGTTCCATTTTAGCTTCTATGAGCATTTTCCATTTTTCTGGAAACATTTCTTGATGGGTTAAGAAAGCAATGTTTTGTTCATTAATTTCATTAGAAAGTATTTTTTCCAAAAATGATGTGTTATTTACATATGATTTATTAATGTTAAACCAAAGCGAACGCAATTTATTCGTATATAATAAAATAAAATATTTATTAGTCCATTTTTTTATTATTTTTTTTTGTTTTGCATCTTTAATACAATAATTGTAAATACTTCTTTCTATTATCCTAGATTTTTTAGAATTACACACAATAATGTTAATTTTATTTCTAACATTATTGCGAAATTGTATTGGATCTGCAATAATCATATTTGTTGTTATTATTATTATTAATAATGTATTATTTAAATCAATTTTCTTCATCAGTATATTCTTCATAAGTTAATTCGGAATCAGTATCATAATCAGTACCAAAATCAGAACTAACAACACTATCATCACTACATATTTTAATATTTTTATTTGGTATAATATTGGTATCGTCTATGTCATCAGCATCAACATCATCAGCATCAATTTCATCATCAGCATCAACATCATCAGCATCAATTTCATCATCAGCATCAATTTCATCATCATCATCAATTTCATCATCATCATCAATTTCATCATCATCATCAATTTCATCATCAGCATCATCAGCATCAATTTCATCATCATTACTAATAACAAATCCATCTTTCAAATATCCTTGTTTAGTTAATTGTTCTTTAGGATAATGTAACAATTCATCACTTTCGTAATCTACATCACTATTAGAATTAATATTCTCAAATCCCCCAAATAATGTCTCATATACCTTTTCCCATTCATTAACATTAGTACTAATCATATTTTCATTGGTTAAAATACTATCCATAGATTTTATTATAATAATATTTCCAAAATATAATTCATTATCAATTGGAGGCGGAAAATCATATTTATTTTCATAATTAACCTTACCTTTATTCTTCGCAAAAACATTAAAATATTCCTTCTTATATTTCCAGGTATGTCGTTTATCAAAATATTTATTGCTTACAAAATTGCATTTTTTATAAATATTATCTATTTTTAAATTTCGAACTTTTTTAGTGTGAAGTGTTCCTGTTTTATCAACTATAACGACTTGAACCATATTATATGACATATATTAAATAGGTTTAAATAGTTTTCATCAAATTAATATTAATGAAGGAACTGATAATGAAAGAACTATTAATTGACATACCAATGCTATTAAATATTCATAAATTGAAATCATATAAAAAAAATGAATATAATATAACTACATTATTAACACCTACAGCATGTATAGAAATAGCCAATAATAAAATAAAAAAAAAGGTTTTAATTTCATGTGCTAGCTATGAAAACCCAAAATATTTCAACAATCATACATTATATGTTAATGAATGCAAATATAAATATCAACATATGAATAATATACCTTTACAACATCAAGTTATGTCTATTCTATATGAAAAATATAAATTACAGGATAAATCAAATGTAACATTTATTGTAGAAACAACAAACAATGAATTTATTAAATGTTATTTTAATATAATTGGAAATGAAAATGATATAATGATAAAAGAAGATATCATTTCGTTTTTATCTATAGTAAGTTAATATTTACTATATATAATTATGTTAGGTTCTGTAATGACACAAATAATAATATCAATAATATTAATTGTATTAATTCATCATTTATATCTATTTTTTAAACAAAATTTGACTACTCCGAAAATAAAAGATTTAGTAAATAAACCTGTAAACAATTATAACAATATTTATAAAACTATAAATAGCGGTTCTTCTATATCTAATGATACGGATAAAAATGAGATGAAAAATGAATTAAAACAATATTTTAAAACATTAAATAAACCTTCACTAAATTCTACAACTTCTAACACAAATGCAAATAAAACCTCATTAAAATCAGATAGTAAAATAGAAAACTATAATACTTCTTTTGCTGAAAATGGTACTTCTATACTAGAAACAGGAAATTCTATGATAGGAAGTAATAATTATAGTACATTCTAACTTTACTTAAAGATTTAACAAATAGATATACTAAATGCTAACACATTATCAAAAGGTTTCAATATTAAAACGTTTTCCAAAAGATTTTGAACTTTGTAATGGACGTATTGTTCATAACAAAATTTATTTAAAAACAGATTACTATAGAATAATCCCCAAAGGAAAGAAATATTTTATTTGGTTTACTAAAAATAATAATAGTTTACTAGCTTATTTTTTAGAAAAAGGTAGGTATAAAACTCAAATAGTAGATATTTTAATTTTTGATGTATGTTTTGACAGCAATTTAACAATTGGAAAAGGAACTATATGTTATGGAACATTATTTAAATGTGGACAAATTAACTACTTTTCTATTGAAGATGTTTTATATTTTAAATCGAATAATATTCATAATGTATCTTGGAATAAAAAATTTTCAATATTAGCAGATATAATGTCACTAACTAAACAAGTTTGTTATACTAATAATACAGTTGTATTAGGTATTCCAATTATTACAACAGATAAATCTAAGGCATTAGAAGAAATACAAACTTTACCTTATACCCCATTCAGTTTAGAATATATAAATTCTAAAAAAAATATAATTATTATACAGGTAGCAACATCTATACATCATACTCTTACAAATTGTATATTTAAACTTAAAGCAGCTATTAAAAGTGATATTTACAATATATTTTGTGAAGGACATAATATAGGCATCGCGTGTGTTCCTAATTATAAAACTAGTGTTATGATGAATAAATTATATAGAAATATAAAGGAAAATCAAAATTTAGATATGTTAGAAGAAAGTGATGATGAAGATGAATTTGAAGATATAACTGAAGATAAATATGTTGATTTAGAAAAAGAATATATATTTGAGTGCGTTTATAACAAAAAATTCAAAATGTGGACCCCACTAAAACAATTAACAGATAATTCAATTATGACACAATATATTAAAATCAAGCATCTTGTTAAAAAAAATAATAGTTAGTATATATATACTAATGGAATTATATGGAAGACCTATGGCGCTAGAATTGCGAGGAAATAATGAAGGAGCGGTAGACGGATGTGTAGGAAGTATTTGCGGAGGACCTGGTGTTGATATAGCACGAGCTGGATATCAACCTCAAACTGGTGGTGCTCATGTAGAACAACATGTTGATTCATCATTATTGTCTAGTTTAGGTCCACGAGGCGGTTATATGGGTGCTTTAAGTAAACCAAATTGTGGAACCACTAATCCATTAAATCTTGGTACATCAACACAACACGGAGGTAATGGTGAATGTTCTTTATCTACTGCCAGATATGGATATACTGGGGATGATGGTTTAGCCGAATATGGTAGTTACCCTGTTGCGACACCATTATCAGGCGGACGTCGTCGACGCAAGTATAAAGGAAAGAGACGGCAAACGCGTAAACGCACAACACGAAAGCGAACAACCAAAAAACGTACACGCCGGCGCTTACTTAAGAAACGAAGAAAACAAACAAGAAAACGCCGAAGCATACGCAGACGCAGACGCATACGCAGATGTAAGGTATGTAAAAATAAAAAATGCAAATGCAGACGTCGCCGTCGTAGAAGAACGCTAAAAAGAATGAGAGGCGGTTATCATCAATGGCAAAGTAATACACCCAATACTGCATATTATTCAACACCAGTTGCCGTATCTCCAGAAAACTCAGCATTAGCTAACCCATCACCATATGATAGGCATATTAGAAGTCGTGATAATTATAATCATATGACTGGAAAATCATTCCCAACAGGAGTATATGATCAAGATGTAAAAGCATAAGGGAATACCGTTCCCTTAACAGGAGGGATCATAAGGGAACGCCGTTCCCTTAAAAGAAAGCATACATTTTCCTTGAAGCAACTTTGATTTTTCACTTTTATATATTTTTTTTTTTAATTTTTTCTCATTCTTACCCGGTTCATACATTATGTTCCATGTATCATAATTATTATTATATGTGGTATTATCGTTTGTGATGATTTTATAATTACTTTTCATATAAAATCTTCGCCTCTTAACCCATTGTCGTTGGAATATATCATGTTGATCAACTATATCTATAACCAGCGGATTTTTATGTTTCATTCGTAAAATTCGTCCAACTGCTTGTACTACACTCGTTTTTGGAGTAGCCATAATAAGTGTTGCTAATGATTTAATATCCAACGCTTCTTCTGCCATAGCATATGTAGCAATAACTACTTGCTTTCCCTCTGTTTCCTTTAACGCCTTTTGTTTCATACCTCCAACGTAATATCCGACTGAAGAAATTTCACGATATTCTATTGCATCATACAAATATTTCAATAATGATTTATTATGTGCTAAAATCATAATTTGTTGATCTGGTGTCTCCCCTAATGTATCTTTTAGCACTTTTAAAATAAATTCGCTCCGCAAATTAAATTCACATAATTTTCGTATCATAATGGCATAATGTGTCTGCCCTTTAAAATTATATACTGTTTTTGAAAAATCTTCATCATTATTCTTATAATTAATACATCTAACAACTACAGCATCATTATTTGCACGTTCTTCTTTATACACCACTTTCCCTAAAAACATTTTAAATACTTTTGTTAATCCATCTTTTCGCGTCATTGTTGCTGATAAACCCAACATGTATTTTGTTACTATTTTAAACAGAGATCGGCAAAATACCTCTGCTGAAATGTGATGCACTTCATCTACTATGGTTAATCCAAAATGATTATCAAACTTTATATCTGGATACTCTTTCATAGATAATGATTGAAGCATTCCCAACACTATATCTTTATTTTCTATATCTACGATTGGTCCTTGAATGCGACCTATGCGTGCATTTGGTAAGAATTGTTCTATCCGTTCTTTCCATTGGTCCATTAAGAATTCTTTGTGAACTATTACAAGTGTTTTCTTTTTTAAAATACTTATAATATTCAGCGCCATTACAGTATTATGCGTAACCGTATTATCTCCCAATAAAAATCGGTGATTCTTATTTACATAAAAACCATAATATGTTGTTTGTGTGTGGTCTTCTGTAATTGTTAGACTACTCAACATATATTCACCTGTCATAAATACACGTATACCAAATAAATGTGATGCCTTATTATTTTTAACAAGTTCTATATAATTCATAATTGGCATATCAATTATGCGTTTAATGTGATTATTGAATAGAGATAATATATGTACATCATTAACAACATATGATATACCATTTGATTGTTGAATTGAATATAATTTGGACTCACCTGTAGTACTACCAAAAACTTTTCGACTGGTAAAATCATCACCCATTATTATATCTCCCTTTTGAATATTCTGAACCATTTTAATAGACCCATTAAACATTAATATAGGTGTATCATATCCAAGACATTTTCCTCTTCCACACGGTATTTCCAATAAACCGCACCCATCACGTTCTGTTTCATCTATATAAGCTGAAATAATATTGTTTTGATAATCCCGCAATGCACCTACGAATGGAACATTTATATTCATTCCATTAGCAATAGTTGTATGTGGTGGTTTTCCATATTTTTCCAATCCATAAAAACGTGGAACATATAATTTTTTATTTGATTCCCGATATATTGGAAATGGTGATGCTTTTTGTATTGAATTCGGAGGAATAAATGCTTTAACTGTTAAATCGTCTCGTATCTGACGTTGATCTGCCGATGTAATACCTGTTTTATTAATAGAATATCCTTTAGGACCTAAATATCGGGTATTAGTTGCCATTATGCGATTATATGAACTAATTGGTATATTTTTAATTCAATTTTCTTATAATAAAAAATATTATCTTATGATATATGGAAAACTTATTTAAAACATGCAATAAAAAGAAAGGGTTATGTGTTTTAGTAGTTTTTATGATATTATTTATTGTATTGGATATACAAGTTCCAAAACCAATTGGCGATGTAGTAGATACTATATTTGGTAGAGTTGTTGTAATAATGGTTGCTGGTTCATTATTATTTTCACACCCAGTTTTAGGAGTCCTTAGTCTTATTGTTGCGTATGAATTAATTCATCGATCAGAAAAAAGTACTGGAAGTTTTCAACTCAGAAAATATTTCCCATCACAAGCAAACAAAGATAAGCATTTAAATGCATTAAATCAATTCCCTGTGACTTTAGAAGAAGAAATGGTACATAAAATGGTTCCATTTGTTAGTAGCGGTTCATCATCTCCATCTAGTTACAAACCTACATTAGATAAACTTCACGATGCTGCAAAACTATAAATTACTTGTTTAATAGTTGTTACACTTTTATGCTTTGAATAATTCTATTATCGTATAATTATTCAAATAAATCATATTATATACAAATATTAATGTTTTTTTGCTATATATTTACCATATATGTATTTACCCCCTCCTACTAATATTAAGAGTCCAACAATACCCATTATTACATCAAAATATGGATTATCAAATAGTTCTTTTATATCAACCCCTATACTTGAACTAGTTTTATCATCTTCAATAATATTTGCAGGTTCTGAATCGCTTGAACCAGTTGGTTTGCAATCTATATATATATCGTCTCCTGTGATCAATGAATCATCTGTTGTTCCAGCAGCATTATAATATAATGTATTAATGTTATAGTCATTATTTAATTCATATGTTGAAGATGTAGTGGCATTCGTTATTAAAGTGCCCAACATGTTCATATTGTTTGGAGACATATTTGCTTTAACTTTGTTGTAATCAAAAACTATAATGTTATACGTTCCATTAAGACTATCATATGGAAGAGTTCCTGTATAACTATAATAGGCTCCTCGTGGAACTATATAATTCAAATTATAATTATTGATATTTACTGATACCGGAGGATTACCATTAACAGGAGCATATGGTATTAAATTATTAAACAGAGTTTCAGAAGAAGATGTGTTAGATGAAGTTTTAATTGGGATGCATACTACTAAATTATTGGACCCATTTCCCACGTGTTGAATAATTAATTCAGCATCTACATGCGACCCATAATATTCATTTAATGAAGGTTTATATAGACGTATATCTTGAACTGTATAATTCGTGTCATTATATATAACAGTACTATCAGTAGCGTCATAACTAAATTTTAAATGATCTCCTTCATTTGAAATTGTACAACTACTATTTCCATAATTAAAAGAATAAAAACATGTATTTGTACATTCTTTAGTAGTTGATTTAACATTTATAGGCGATGTTATTTTTGATTGAGACATAGTTATTAATATAACTATATAATAAAATATTCTAAATATAATTATATAGGATGCCTATTTCTAGAAATCGTTTTAAAAAAATACGAAAAAGGAAACATGAAACAAGAAAAAGGATACGAAAATTAGTGAATAAGAAGAAACCAAAATATAGAAGGACGTTTAGACGAAACCGACGTGGGTTGGACCTAACTAATAAAACACTTAAACAACACGGTGGGACAACGACTTTGAGAGGGGGAGGGAGACACAAAAGTAAGCGTAAAAGAGGTCTACGTAAACTGGGAACATTTGAAAAAAAACAAGCAAAAGCAGCAGAAGCAAAAGCAGCAAAAGCAGCAACTAAAATACAAGGTCTTGTAAGAAAAAGACAACAAAAAAAAAAACAAAAACAAGCAAAAGCAGCAACACGAATTCAAGCAGTTGTAAGAGGCAAAATTGTAAGAAACCAAAAACAAAAACAAGCAAAAGCAGACGCTGCAGCAAGAAAATATAAAGATGACATGTTAGCAGTGCGACAACAATACAGAAAAAAATTAGAGGCATCCAGAGCAAAAGCAAAGGGAGCACCAGCATCAACATCAGTTCCAGCACCAGGAACAGGAACAAAGGGAACACCAGCAAAAAAGGGAAAACCAGCAGCACCAGCACCAACATCAGTTCCAGCACCAGGAACAGGAACAAAGGGAACACCAGCAAAAAAGGGAAAACCAGCAGCACCAGCACCAACATCAGTTCCAGCACCAGGAACAGGAACAAAGGGAACACCAGCAAAAAA